CGATGCTTATGACCCTTACCCTTATCAGCTAAAGTTCCATAAAACCGGCTCAGAGGCCAACCAGAGGCTTCTAATGGCGGCTAACCGTATAGGCAAGTCTTACTGCGGAAGTATGGAACTAAGTTATCACCTAACAGGGCTATACCCTGACTGGTGGGAGGGTAGAGTATTTAGACAACCCATCGTAGCATGGGCCGGTGGTATCTCAAATGAGACTACAAGAGACATTGTACAGTTTGAATTGCTGGGTTCCCCCGATGACCCGGAGGCTTTTGGTTCAGGCACAGTGCCTAAAAATCTAATAATAAAGACCGAAAGAAAACCCGGAGTACCAAATGCTAAGAGTGTAGCCCTCATAAGGCATGTATCCGGTGGGAACTCTTCTTTATTCTTTAAGGCTTATGAGATGGGTGTGGAGAAGTGGCAGGGACGTAGTGTGGATTGCATATGGTTAGACGAAGAACCATCAAGAGACATCTATAGTCAGGCCGTCACAAGGACATTAGACCGCAAAGGAATGGTTTATATGACTTTTACACCTGAAAGCGGGATGACTGAGACAGTAGCATCCTTTATAAACAGACTTCAAAAGGGACAATCCCTAGTAAATGCCACCTGGGACGACGCATCTGAGACAGTAAAGAGCATGAATGGTGCGAATGGACACCTTAATGAAGACGTAATGCAGCAGATTCTTTCCTCTTATTCCCCACATGAGAGAGAAATGAGGAGATATGGAAGACCATCTATAGGTTCTGGACTGGTATTTCCCCTTGGGGAAGAGAAGATCATGACAGATCCAGTACATATTGAGGATCATTGGCCCAGAATAGCAGCAATAGACTTCGGATGGGATCATCCAACCGCTGTAGTATGGTGTGCAATTGACCGAGATGAGGACATATTCTACATATATGACTGCTATAGAGAGTCTAAGGCTAGTCCAACATCACATTCAGAGAACATCAAGACAAGACCGCATTTTATACCTATAGCCTACCCGCATGACGGCAATCGCAGGGATAGCATGGGAAATCCGGGCTTGGCTGACCAGTATCGAAACTTAGGATGTAACTTTTTATTAGAGCATTTCTCTAACCCACCTTCATTGGGGGTAAACAAAGGCTCAAACTCTATCGAGGAAGGATTGATGGCAATGCTCCAGTCAATAGAGGGGGATAAGTTCAAAGTCTTCTCTACCCTTTCGGATTGGTTTGAAGAATTTAGAATGTATCACAGGAAATTCAATAAGGTTGTCCCTATAAGAGATGATCTTATGTCTGCAACACGATATGCATTTCAATCACAACGGTTTGCTGTGTCTGGTAAAGATCCAGCATGGACACACGACGTTAAATATGAGGATTATGGAATAGTTTAATGGCTCAAATATCAGAAGACGAACTAATTACTCGGATACGCGGAGAGATTACAAACTCTCTTGGGTATATGGGAGACACTATCTCTCAACAGAGAGAGACAGCTATGCAATATTACTATAGCCTCCCCTTTGGTAATGAGGTTGAGGGGCGTTCACAGTATGTAGACTCTACAGTGCAGGATACGATTGAATGGATTAAACCTTCCTTGATGAGGGTGTTCGCTTCAGGTGATGAGATGGTTAAGTTCACACCTCATGGTCCAGAAGACGTACAGATGGCGGCACAGGCTACTGACTATGTTAATCATGTGTTCACTAAAGATAATAAGGGATGGGAAATACTTTACTCATGGTTTACGGATGCTCTGTTAAGCAAGAACGGTATAGTCAAAGTATGGTGGGATGACTATGATGAACCCCAACGAGAAGAGTACACACATCTTGATGACATGGAATATGAGATTCTTATGGCGAATCCAGATGTAGAAGAGATGGAGCATGAAGAATATATAGAAGAAGATGTGATGGTATCTGCAGTTGCATATCACGACGTAGTAATTAGTAGGCGTAGAAAAACAGGAAGAGTAAAGATAGAAAATATTCCACCGTCTGAGTTCCTGATTTCAAGAGAATCAAAGGGAATACAGGATGCTAGATTCATATGTCATAGGGTAGAGAAAACCTTATCAGACTTGAGGGAGATGTATCCAGATAAGGATTTAGATCCTAGTGAACTTGGTTCTGGTGATGATGACATGACGCAGTTCTCTGCGGAAAGACTAGAGAGATATGCTTATGATAAGTCTGCCCGATACTGGGAAGGGTGGGGCGGAGATGAATATGGTGACGAAGGATTAAGAACCTATTGGCTCCATGAATGTTTTCTTAGAACAGATCATGATGGGGACGGTATATCGGAGTTAAGAAAAGTTTGCCTTGTTGGGTCAACCATTCTTGAGAATGAAGAGATAGACTCAGCACCATTTGTTTCTATCACTCCGATAAAGATTCCTCATAAGTTCTTCGGGTTATCCGTAGCTGATCTTGTAATGGATCTTCAATTGATGAAGAGTACGCTGATGCGGAACCTCATGGACAATATGTATAACCAGAACTTTGGTAGGTATGCAATTTTAGAGGGGCAAGCTAATCTTGATGACCTTCTCACTCAAAGACCAGGCGGAGTCGTTAGGGTTAAGTCTCCTAACGCGATCACACCTTTAGCTACCCCAGCTTTAGAACCTTATTCATTCCAGATGCTTGAGTGTCTTGATAGTGTAAGGGAGTCCAGGGCTGGTGTATCTCGAATGTCCCAAGGATTAAATGATAACGCTTTAACATCTCACACTACAGCAACGGCAGTTAATGCGGTGATGGGAGCAGCTCAAAGTCGTGTAGAGTTGATTGCCAGAAACTTTGCTGAGACTGGCGTTAAGGATTTGATGGTTACTATCTATGAATTACTCCTTAAAAATCAAGACCATGAAAGAGTGGTTATGTTACGTAATCAATGGGTTCCTGTTCGTCCCGATGCTTGGAACGATAAGTTTGATTGCACTGTGTCAGTTGCTCTTGGTGGTGGTAATAAGGACCAGCAGATGGCTCATCTCTCAAGGATGCTCCAGTTTGCAGGAGAAGCAATGAAGGGTGGATTAAATATTGTTACCGAACAGAACATGTATAATTTAGGAGCTTCATTAGTTAAGGCGATGGGCTTCCAGAATGTTGATGACTTCCTAACTAACCCGGCAAACGCTCCACAACAACAAGAGCAACCATCACCCGCCGACCAGACAGCTATGATGGAGACTCAGATAAAGAAACAGGAGCTTGAGATTAAAGCGGGAGAGCTTCAGCTGAAGGCACAGAAGATTCAACAGGAGTACGAGAAGATGCAAATTGATTCCAGTTTAAAACAACAGGAACTTAATCTTGAAAGAGAACAGAAACGAGCGGTAGCTATAGGAGCCACATGACACCCGAAGAAAGAGAAAGAAGAGCGAATGCGCTTTTAAATGATCCATTATTTAATGAGTCATTTGATGTAATAAAAGAAGATTTAATGAATCGCTGGAATGTCAGCGGTTCTACAGAGGTTGAAGCCAGAGAGTCAATCTGGCTTGCAATGAGACTGCTCGATAAGATTCATGGTCATGCAAAGTCCATAGTTGAAACTGGACATATGAACAAGGTTCTCAAAGAGCAACATCCATTTTTATAACAAGGAGTAATGAATTATGGCGGACAAGCCACAAGCCCCGCTTTCTGCAGCACCTGTCCCAATCCTTCCAGACGGAAGCATAAGGCAAGCGCAAGAAGCATTTCTATCACTTGGGAATCCTGAAGAGGAAAAGCCTAAAGAGGAAGAAATCGAAGCGTCCGAAGAAGTACAGGACGTTGAAGAATCAACAGAGCCGGAAGAGGAAGCATTAGAAGCAACTGATGAAGAATCCGAAGTCGAAGAAGAGGACTCAGAAGAATCCGAAGTCGAAGAAGAAATCGTTGAGGAGGAGGACGACACACCTGGACTCTATACCGTTAAAATTAATGGTCAAGATCAAGAGGTTACTGAAGAAGAACTCCTAAAAGGATATTCCCGTCAACAGGATTATACACGTAAGACGCAAGAGTTAAGCGAGTATCGGAAACAACTCGATGATGCTGGTCAATATTATCAGCAAGAGGTTGCTAAGACTCAGGAAGCTCGACAGCAGTATATTAGTTCTTTGGCGAATGCAGCACAGTTAAACCTTGCATCGCTAAAAGAATATCAAAATATAGATTGGGAACGATTGAAAACGGAAGATAAGGAAGAGTACCTTACTAAACGTGATGAATATCGTGAAGCTCAATCGCATATACAACAACTGCAACAGGCACAGGCTCAAGAGAATGAACAACAGTCTCAAGAGCATCAACAACAATTTAACCATTGGGCGCAAGATGAATACCAGAAGCTGGTGAAAATGATACCAGAATGGGGAGTTCCAGAAAAACAGAAGGCAATTGCTGCTAATCTGCGTCAATTCGCTAACTCTAAAGGCTTTAATGATGAAGAGGTTAAACAATTATTTGACCATCGTTCTATCATTATTCTTATGCAAGCTCATGCTTGGGAGAATTCCCAAAAGACTGCTAAGAATCTTAAAACTAAGAAAGTCAAAAAGAATGTGAAGGTTGTCAAAAGTGGAAAAGGTGTTGAGAAGTCTGCCAGTAACAAAGCTGTGCGTCATACTAAAATGAAGCGCCTTAAACAATCCGGTCACGTTAATGACGCGATTGGCTTATTTGAGGATTTCGTTGATCTTTAATAGGAGAATATTATATGGCAGTTCCAGCACAAACTAGGGTTACTTATGGTGCTATAGGCATCAGGGAAGATCTCAGTAATATTATTTATAATATCTCGCCAACTGAAACACCATTTCTTAGTGGATGTGGTCGCGAGACTGCAGAGAATACTTACTTCGAATGG